TAACTTTCAGACCTCTCTCATCTTTAAAGCCAGCAATATCAATTAGTGCTTGCTCCATAGATGTTTCATTAAGGTCTGCAGCTGTACTTAGTTCATTCTTAAGATCACCAGCAGTCAAAGAGGTATGATCGGTAGCGAATAGTTCTTTACCGTCTCCTCCTGGATAACTGCTGCTAAATCCATTATTCAACACGTTTGCAGCTTTAATCTGCTTCGTTTGTTGCATAGAACGAGCTAGTGCTCTTGTGTATCTTGCAGATAGGGTATCATAGAGATTATCTTCCATTGCTTCTTCAGTCAAGGAGAAGGCTAACGCTACAGTGTCGTGAGTATAACGAGCTGTCCAAGTTTCTTGAGCAGTGTCATACTTGACCGCAGCACCTTCGCCTTTAACTGCAGCTTCTCCGAATCCAGAGAGCATCACTTCTTCCTCATAAGCACGATCAGAATTTTCAGTATCGAAAATCATAGTATGCTCATCAGCGTAGCTTGAGTACTCTAGCCCGAATAAAGCATTAAGTCCTGGAACAAGTTCTTTAACGAGTTGTGCTCGATTAATCGCCATTTCTTAACTCCTATTCAAACGGATTAGCTGGGAATCGGAAGAATGCTCTAGCATTTGCTCCAATTGAGTTGCTTGGTGTATCCACAAAGCCAACACAAAGAGCAACACCAGAAGATGTAGTAGCAGTTACCCCTTCCGCAGAACGACCAGTAGATGTACTACCAGCAGTCGTTGAAAGAGTATACTTATTGCCTATAAAGCTCACAGCTGGTGTACCAGCAGTAAATTGAGCTTCGTAAACGATGTCTGGATCGTTATAAACATAAGCCTGAGCATCTGCACTTCCTAATGTAGCAGTGTCAGCAGTCCAATGTTTTGAAAACGTCGGAGTGCCGTCAGTTGCCTCATAATAAACGCCAGCAAAAACGCCAACAGGAGCACCAGTAGCCGTGCCTTGAATGATGTAACCGCTTGATAGATTGACAACATCGCCACTAAAGATAGAAGCATTTGTCGCACTAGCGATTCTCATTTGAGCAGGTCTAATGATTCCACCAGTCAAGTGATATGCTGGTGTAAACCCATTGGGATCATTAGTATTTGCCATTATTTATTTACCCATTTAGTTAAAGGTTAGTCTTCAGAAAGATCCTTTCTGCTACCAAACTCCGTTTTCGTTCGACGATTCGGTTTTTCGATAGGCATGATAGGATTACTTTCCCTCATTAGTTCAGAATCAACAGCTTGCATGGACGCATCGGTCATATCTTGAAAATATTCCTTACGTTCATCTACTATCGATTCATCAATCTTGGCTAAAATTAAACCACCAACTCCAATAACACCTGCGTGTTTTCCATCCTCAATTGTTGGACCTTGAAACTCAGGGTGAGTTTCTGCCCTAACTGGCTCGAATCCTTCACGAATACGTTTAGACATATTCGTTTTGTCATCTTGCCCAAGAATGCTTTCACGTATCCAGCGATATTTATATCCTGGAGGAGGTTGAGGCGCATCCAAACTGGATGGTGGTTGCCAAGGTTTTCTGCGAGTAGTTTTTTCTCGAACTTCAGCAGAACGGGAGTTTCGATCTGTCATATTATACTCCTATATTTAGACATACTTTGCGTACTCTTCTAATGGCACACCGAGCTTTTTAGCAATTGCTTGCTGACTTGATGTGAGTTTTACTTTTTTGGATTTCCTAGCGGTTGGGTTAGCCCCAGCACTAGTTCGTCCAACTGCTTGCACAGGAGGAGCTTTAGACTCCTCTTGTTCAAATTTATGTGGAAACGCTTCTTTAATACGATCATCTAATTGGTCGTAATAATCAGGAGCGGTAGGGTTTATGCCTTGCTCTTGCATTTCCTTATCGATTTCAAAGGCAGCAGAAGTCATGACTCTGTCTCTTCCAAACCAAGAGTTTTCCTCTTTTTGCGCCCAAGCAGTAGCTCTTGGATCGACTGGTGGAGTTGTGTTAGCAGCTCCATTTTTTGGTTCGGCTGACTTTTGTTTTCTGCGTCGATTAATTGTTTCTTGTTCGACAGCCAATTTAGCAATCTCCTGTTGCGTAGCAACTTGAGTATCGATATCACCATTTTCTAGTGCTGCTCGATACTTATCGTTCGCTTGTTGGAGTTGCGTTTCAACCCGACCACCGTACTCAGTAATTAGAGCTTCGTCCTTATCTTGGACCTTTTCTTCAAACTCTTTTACTTTTTCTTGTAAGTTTTGGGCAACTCGGAGAGCTTCGTCTCTTTGTCTTTCGGCTTCTCGTTGGTTATAGGTGAGCTTGTCGATTCTTTTTTGAACCTTCTCGCTATATTTTTCGATTTCCTCTTCGTGTTCTTCAGAAGCTTGTTGAGTTTCAACCTCTACTTCTTCTGTTTCTTCTTCAGTAGGAACTTCTATTTCTTTTTCTAGATTTTCAGTTTCTTCTGGCATGGTCTCCTCCATGTATTGTTTTTGAGTTTAGCGTGAATTTTAACAAGAGTAAAGTATTATCCCCCAAGAATATCTTCAGGATCGTCTATTAATGCTAAAATTTCATCGTCGTTTAAAAGGCGCAAGTCTCCTCCTTCAATCTGGATTCGAGCACCCGCATAGCGTCCAAAAATGACCCAATCTCCTTCTTGGCACCAAGCGCCTTCAGGAAATTTATTTAGGTCTTTATAGGCATCTGGTCCAAGGGCTACAACGTAGCCGACTACTGTAGTTAGACGCTCTCGGTCTACAGTTTGCTTAGCCAGATAGATTCCACCTTTTGTCTTCTCTGCAGGAGCAAAAGGTAAAATTAGCATACGATAACCTGTTGGTTTAGGTAGTTTTTCTGACAACTTTTGGTCTTTCATCAGGTCATCTGGTGTAAAATTAGTTGGTTCTGGTTCTGTGTCTTCAGAGCCAAAGTTCGAAACGAAAGGAGGTATCTCCTTCTTAGTTTTTTGCGCTTCATTCTTCATCTGGTGTTTCCATCCTTTTATGTAATCCAATTATTTCGTTTTCAATAAAGTTTAGTCCTGTTATTTCGCCAATCAGGCGTTGGTATTGCGTATAGTCTGCCGCACCACCACCAACGAGAGTATTTTTTAACTCTTCCTGTCTTTTACGAGACTGTTTGAGTAAAAACTCAGTCGCCGTTAACCAATCCATAAGTTATCTTGCTTTTTTAACCCATTGGATAAAGCTAAGTCCTTTAGTGGCAGCACCGCCACCTTTAACCTTACCTTTAACTGCTTCTACTATACCGTCGCCATCTGTGTTTATTTTGACTGGGTTTTTCTGCGGTCCAGGATACAATTTAGACTTTTTAGGCATTTTATTCTCCTCTAGTTCGTTCGTCCGCTTCTCGGACACTGTTTAAAATATCTGCGTATGTTCTGTCTGCTTCAAGTATAGCCGACTGAATGTTCTTTTCCCTATCAGCAGCAATTTTCATTTCTGCTATAGCCTCTTGAGACTCAATCTTCTCTTTCTCAACTTCTCGTTTTTGATCTGCTGCGACTGCTCGTTGCCTTATCTCAGCTTTTTGAAGCTCTATTATCGGATCCATCTTAGCTTTTTCTTCTGCTTCAGCAACCGCTTGAGCTCTACCCGTTACTTCTGCTGTAGCTTGAGTTGCAGACTGTGCAATTTGATTCATAACTTGTTGTGCCTGTTCTGGTGGCATTTGTTGTAGCTGTTCTAGTGGTGGTAACGGTTGTCCCATAGCTTCTTCAATTTCTAATCGATATTTCATCGATTGATGTTCTTGTATGTTTGAACTAATCATTTGCACAACCATTTCATTTTGTTGTGCCATAGGGTTTTGTAAAAAAGCAGAATGAGATTCAATATACGCCTCGTGGTCTTGCCACTCAAACGCTTTAATCGGTTGCCCCATCATCGCTGCTTGCTGTTCGCTAATTGGGTCTCTTGGTGGAACTTGCTGCTGTTCTTTAAACAATGTTTGTGGGTTTTTAATTTCAAGCGCTTCGTACATTCTTCTATACGCTTCTTGCATATTGTGTATTTCTGGTGCAGCTTGTGCCATTTGTAATTGCTGTTGAGCAATTAATACTCGTTGAGACATTGAAAAAATATTCGGGTCGCTTATAGGTAAAACGTCAACACGTTGGTCAAAGTCCTGCGCCATAACAACCTGTTGACCACCGTCTGTCATGTACGGATATTCTGGTGGTAGGTATTTAGCGTAAAGAGTAGAAAGAAGTCTAAATTCTTTCTTCTGTGCAAAGTGTAACCGCTTATGTATAGCCGACATTACTTTTGTTCCTCTTTCTAGCATAGCTATGGTAGTTCCTACAGGCAATTGTTGGCTACCGATGTCTCCAACCTGCATATCCGCTATGCTTGCAAAACGTCTACCCGAATCAACTAAGATACCTAACAACTGTGACAAAACAGCTGACGGCTCTTTATAGGGTAGCGGTAAAAGTGAATCTTTAATCGTTGCGCCTGCAACATCAACATCTCTAAACTCTCCAGGCTGTAGTGGTTCGTCTTCGCCTTGTATTCGCATCCCACGAGCTTTAAACCCTGCGGGAAGGTTAGCTAAAGTACCAGCATCAATAAGTTGTCTTAATATAGCTGTTACCGATTTAGTTAAACCACCGATCATGTGAATTAGACCGAACCCATAGAAGCCTAGTCCTGGAAGAAATTTATACTGAACGAAGTAGTCTACTTTCTTATAAAGCATATCGCCTTCTTCCCAATTACGGCGAATAGCGAGTATTTCATTCATATCTTCACAGATCGTTACAATATACGGACAAGCAAATCCATGGTCTTCTATTTCCGTTAGCCTTAAATCAACGTGCATTTCTAATATAGTGTAGAGCTCATTATTCTCTGTGTATGTAGAACTAAGTCCTTCGAGTTCTTCCATTTTTTCTTGAACATCGTTCGGAGTCACTGCTCCAGGGTTCTGCATCAAGTCGATATCTCTGTACGTGCCGTTTAATTGCATTTTAAGCAAATCGTTTTTAGTCATGCTCATAACATGAGTAACACGTGGCGAAGTAGATAAGTCAGTAGTAGAATAGCTGACTACTAGGTCTTCCGCCTTAACAAACTCGCTCACAGCACGATCTAACATCGTATCAAAATAAACTTTCTTAAAAGCGCTACCAGAAAGTGGTAAATAAAACAACATTGAATCCATCTCTGGATCGTATTCTTCCATTACGTGAGTGATTTGATAATTCATAAATTCCTTAACCCGAGTAGACTGTCCTACGATTTCAGGGTCGTGCGCTCCAACAACCTGTACTTGTACTGGTCCACCTGGAGGTAAAAGCTCTTTATACGCTTGTGCTTGAAACTGGGTTACTGCTTCTGCGAGTATAGGGTGGTCTACGCCACTTGCTCCTTGAAAAGGTTGCGTTCTTTCTTCGGTTTTAATTCCTAGTAAATCTAAGCCTTTACTAAACGCTTCGTACCATTCTTGACGAGACTCTTTGTCTTCTTCGTACATACCGACAAGTTCGCTCCCTAATGGGTTTAGTACTGTGTCGTCTAGGTATTCGGCTAAGTTTTCGTTGAACTGTGGTGCTTGAGGCATTTCCTCTTGCATCATCTCTTCACCGTCTGGTAGCTCGAGCTCTATCTCTATTGGAAGTGGGTCTCCAGTAGGTGGGACTTCTCCGTTCATTACTGGAAGCTGTTTATCAATCGCCATGGAAAATTACCTTATCATAGAAAATCATTAATAGTAAACCATTTGTCTGTGTCTATATCCGTCAAATGAGTCTTCATAATCAGAAGCTAACTGAACAAATCCACCTTGGCGGAAACGCAGAACTGCTTGTGTCATTGAGTCGACTAAGTCATCGTGATCACCGTTAGGGAAAGCTGCACACTCTTCTACAACTTCTGTCGCCCAGTGCATGTCGGGCTTCCAGACCATTCCTGACTCAAACAATGGTGTACAAGCGTTTACTCGAGCAACCTTATCTGCGCCTTTGCTTGGAGTAAAGTTTTGAACAGGAATACCGATTCTCCTTAATTCTTGTGTTAAAGGCGTTCCGCTTCCTTTCGCCTCAATAATTACTGTGTCTGGATCCCAATGCTCATAAAGTTCTAGTGCTTTGCGCTTTAATTCAGGAAACTCAAGCCTCTGTTTCACAGAGTCCAGTAGTATGAGATGAGCAACGTCTCCTTGGTAAAAATCTTCGCCTATGCGTCCGTGCGGGTAAAATACGCCCCACGTTGTGATTGCGGAGTAGTCAGCAGTTTCTGACTTTAAAAATGCCGTGTCGTAGCTTTGTATAATATATTCGCACTCGGGTGGTTTTTCGGTTACCCATTCTTTCCACCATTCACGTTTAATTAGCGCACCTTCTTCAGAAGACGGCGATTGCATGTATTGAGCAAACCATTTCGGTCCATTACCCAATGCTGCTTTGATTGCTTCCAGTTCTTCAACTTTCCAGTACTCTGGCCAAACTGCGTCTCCACTCGGCAGTATAGCTGGTAATTCAATGACTTCCCACTGATCGTTTTGAGAACTACGAGACATATCCTTGATTAATCTCCCTGTTAGGTCTTTAACTGACCAACGAGTCATAACGATAACTATCGCTCCTCCAGGCTGAAGTCTTTGCCTTGGTCCAGAGGTATACCACTCATAAGCGTCATCCAGTGCTGCTTTTGACATTGCGTCTTGCTCTGAGTGCGGATCGTCAATAATAAAGAGGTCTGCACCCCGTCCAGCGATCGCACCGCCTGTACCTACCGCATAATACTCCCCTCGTATCGTCGGTTGGTTTTCTGCCATGGTTTCCCACTTTCCTGCTGCTTTTGAGTCTGGGTTTAGTATCGTATCGGGAAAAATACGTTTATATATGTCGGATTGTATTAAATCCCTTACTTTACGACCAAAACGCACCGCAAGGTCGGATGTATGCGTTGCTTGTATGATTTTAAGTGCAGGGTTGCGCCCAATTAGGTACGCTGGGAGTAAAAAACTCGCAAACTCACTTTTTGTATGTCTTGGAGGCATATTGATGATTAATCGCTTTAAAGTGCCGTCGGCTATGCGGTTAAAAGCGTCTGCGACTATTTTATGATGGTGACCTTCTATAAAGTTTGGCCACTGGCTTTTGACAAAGGATAAAAACTCTTTTTGCGACTGTTCTACTTCACTAAGCTCTTTGTC